TTTTACATTCCTTTCTTAGCTAAATATTATGATACGGTAGCACTAAACATTGTTGCAGGATTAGAACCTGCCGCACATGTTACCATACCACTCACTGCGTATTGGTTAGATGCTATGTCAATGACTTCAACATAGTCACCTATCGCACCCCCACCTGTAGTCGTACCATTCAACGTAATGGTATCTGATGCAGAAGCTGTTACCATAGAAGAGGCAGCAGTCCCGTCTGCATCGGTGATCACAATCTGACCGTCGATGGTGTCTGTTGCGTCTGCCACTTTAATTAAATAATTAGAAGTATTTATTACCGACACAACAAATTTAAACACACTTCCTGTTCCTGTAGCAGCAGGAAGCGTAAAAGTGGCAGCAGCATCGCCACCAACTTCTCCCATAAGAAGTGTTCTACCTGAATGATCTGCAGTTGTTATTGATGCAGTTGCAGTCAGAGTTATAATGTCTCTAGTATGCCTATCGACATTTTGATTTACAAGTCCATTTAATAGAGACATGAATCTTCTCCTTATGACAATACTAAGCGCATAGTTACATCGGAGCCACCTACTCTTGCGTAATTCATATATTGAGAATCACCTGCCTGTTTAGGCACAGTAAGTGAATGTAATCCAGCAGCTAATTTAATATCATTTGCAGTGCTAACAGCAGCCGTACTGGAAGCACCAAAGTTAACGTAAATTTCACCGTTTAGGTGTACTGTTACTAAATTGTAACTTGAGACATTTGTTCCACCAGCGGTAGAACCTACAGTAACAACTGACTGTACATCCCAGAACATGTTATTTCCTTGTGGTATCTGCGTCATTAATTTTCTCCTATGTTAAAAAGATGCCGAAGTTGTATAAATAGAACTATTTGATCTAGGAATATACGTGGACCTTAAATAATCCATACGATTAATAAGTAAGGTTTGCATGTGTTTTATGCCCTCATTAAAAAGAGCGAAAGTACGTTCATATAGTGGAACTTCACTGCGATACAAATAAACATACGACACTGCACCATCTACAATTATATGCCCAAACCTATCGGGAATCGTAGTTGTATCACCGTGTGCAGATAAATCAGAACTTGGAAATGTAAAATAGTCAAAGGTTAAAGTGTATGCTCTATTTGGAAAAGGCCAAAGACCATACGTGTTATCGGGGTGTCTAAATACGTGAGTAGGTATTCCACCTGCATCTATCTGAGCTACCGTAGTTCCAGTTGAATGACTAGCTGCAGTTGTACTTTCTGCTCCTCTTGTAGCTCCTGTAAAAGATGTAGAAGTTGTACCTGTATACGTTATATTTTCTGAGCCAATAATAATTGTTCCTGTAGAATCAAAAGACGAAGCACTTGATACAGGAATAGTAGTGTCGTCATCATCAATACCACTACTTAGTGTAGTTGTAACTGTATCATCTTCTTGTTTAACATGTAAATCTAGGTATTCTTTATAATCTAAGTAGGCAATATGTCTGGCTGCATTACCAAAGGTTTCACTTTTTCTAATTCTAAAAGTACCATAGTCAATGTGTTTAGTATTTGAAGGTAGTGCATACTTTACTACTCCTGCAGTAAGAGTTTGATTTGCCTCTGCAGCATTAAAAGGCCAACAAAACTCTCGCTGATTAATATAACGAATAGCTTGGTTGACCGCATTTTTTGCTTGTATCTGAATACCACGAGCGTCACTAAAATCTGTAGAGGTAAGCTGCACTTCATTCAACTTAGCAAGTACATCATTAGTGTACGTTAAAAATGAATTTGCCATCTAGTTTATTTACTTTCCAAAAATCTTCATAGCAGCATCATGTGAGTTATCAAATGACATGCCATGCTGTATCATTACTCTCATAGCATCAATATGCTTTTTTGAATGACCAGCTACAGTTTCACCCTTTTTATTTTTATGTGGTTTAGTATGTGACTTTAACATTTCTTTTTGACGGGCTGAAAGTTTTTTCATATTTATTTATCCTTAGAAGTAGTGAGAGGGACTATTGCCCCTCCCACCATATTCTACCTATGCAAGCTGATCACGATCAACTTCGTCAGTATCTTCGGCCCAACCATTACAGTCGATAGCACAAGCGTAAACTCGCAACCGTCCTGCCGTAACATCAGCAGAGCCAGCAATCAACTTAACGTCAACTGTGTCTACACTAGTTACGAAACATTCAAATAGCGAATCTGCACCAGTAATAACGTCATTGGATTGACCGTTAGTTCCTTCAGCGAGAATACCCGTTGAAGTAACGTCACCGCCATCAATGATGTCGTCACCAGCCGCAAAGTCAATATCAACCGTAGGCGAAGAGCCATCAAAAGCTTTCAGAACTTCCGCACCCGCAAACATAACAAATGTGTTTACAGGAAGTTCTAGCAGTTGAAAGATGTCACCATCCGTACAACTATAACCGTCAGCAGTTAGAGCGTCCATGTCCAGAACAGCTTCAACCATACGCATATTCTGTCCAGCACGATCTGCTTGGTTAATAGCACTAGAGCTAGCACTCACGCCAGTGGTAGCTTTGGCTGTCATGTCAAAAGTTGCCATTGTCCTACCCCCCTATGCTACGTTAAATTTAGCAGTAGCAATCGCTTCTGGGCGCAAAATCTTGCGACCATAAAGATGCATACCACGAACAATATCAGCAAAACTGTCAGGATCACGATAAGATTCAGTCTTCGTAATCTGACTTGCCGTCGCTACAGCCGCAGAATGTCCACTAACAATCAAACCAAAGTTGGAGTTCTGATTCGCAGTACCACTCGTACCGGGACCAGTACCAACAGAAGGAAGATTGTTGGAAACATAAACCTTGAAGCCGTATAGGTTGTTAAGAGCTAAACCGTTGCGAATAGCACCCGCTTCACCAAAATCCGAATTGAGAAGACGCGAATCTTCATCCATTAGAACTTCCATGAAGTGAGGAGAAACAACAAGCCAACGCCCGTCCTTGTCCACAAACTGAGTGTCAAGAAGACGAGACATCCTCGCTACAACCATGTTAGGAGATGCAGTCGCAGTTGGGAGAGCACTAGCACCCGGCAGACGAGCCGCAATCGGAATCGAATGCGTACCGGCTGACGTGGTAGTAATACTACCGAAGTCGCCCTTCTTTAGCTGCATTGAAGAAAGCAGTTCATCTGAACCGGCAGTCGAAACAGCTTTCGTACCAGAAACCGTAGTATTAGCGGTACTGGCAATAGCACTGAGAGAAGCTTGAGCAAACCCCGAAAGGTAGCCGAGTACTTCCATGTCATACTGATCCTTGAGGCGATAGCCAGCACGATCAGATGCCATCGACTGAAAATTCACATGAGAATGTGCCTCTTCAATATCGTCAACCTTAAAGGCAAAGTAGTTGGACTTGTCTACGACAAGACTAAAATCTTCGTCATCAAGGTCTTGAGGAGAAATCTGAGCACCACGAGCATACTCTTTAACCGTGATCTCAGGCTCTTTGATGATACGAACGGTATCACCGAAATTGGCGATCTCACCAAAGTAATCATTATTGGTGATATCTTCCACAACAGAACTCTTGCGAAAAGCAAGCTGGGTCTGTTTGGAATAAATTACGGGGCTAAAATTACCATTCGGTAAACTGTTATACCCCGCTGCACGTTGAAAAGCCATTGTATTATCCTTTCACGTAAAACAGACGCTAACTTACTGTCTTCTCATCGCGGCTAATTTTTTTAGGGTGCATAGTGTATAAGTATTGCAATAAATATATACTATGGGCCTATACTTAATTAGGTAAATCGTTAAGAATACTGTAGTTGCTAATTAGTATATGAGTTGCCCAAATAGGGGGGTCATGTCGTTTATATAGTTATATAAATTTATGCACAAAAGTCAAGCATTTAACGCGCTGAACCCGACACATCGTAAATAAATTTACCATTTCTTATAGATTCCATAATTTCCTTCTCATTATTTTCATACTCTTGAGAAGACATTTGATCTACATCAGATTCTTTAATCATTCCTGATGTATTTTCTGATTGCGGCTTACTACGAGAAGCACGAGTGTTTACTGATTTAGCCGCTTCCGAATTATCGGTAGACTTAGCTTTAGTACTACCAGTTAAATTCCTATCTGCTTTGTACAGGTCAATAGCACGGGCAGCAGAGTAAGCGTCGGTGTCATTTTCATACAAAGAGTTCTGTACCCAACTAGGCTGCTCTTCCGCCCAGTCGTGAAAATCATCTGACCCACGAATTTCTGAAAAGTCTGGGTGTAGCTGCATAAGCTGCGCCTCTGCTTTGTCTCGGTTTGCACTTTCCTGTAATTCATTTATCTTTTGTACCTTATCTTCTAAATCCTGCGATTGTTCCCTTGCTTTTTTTAGTGCAATAGTTTCAACAATAGCGGCAACATCGGGATATTTTTCTGCCCATTCTGTTAGTTCATCTTCTGACTTAGGTAGTTTTATTTGTTGGTTAGTAGCTACTGTAAGTTGTGTCTTGAGAGCAGCTAACTTATTTTCATAGTCCTCTCGTTGTTTCTGTGAATGCCTACGTAAGTCACCGTAACGTTTCTTAAATGTTTTTTCTTCTGGTGTTGCAAGAGCATTGTCATCTTCAATAACATGTCCACTATTTTCTTCAGTACTTTCCTGTTCTTTAATAAGTTCTTCTAATTCTTTTTCTTCTTTTTCAATTTTGTCTGCATTTGAGTTTGGTCGAGAAATAAAAGCTTTTTTTGTAGGTTCTTGTACTTCTGCTAGTTCAGGCATAATTTATATATTCCTTGTTGGGGCCAACCGTAGCCAAATTGGGGGGTTAAGTAAGCCAACACATGGGATTATTATATTAAAGCTAATCCCTTGCTTTTATTATTGACCAGTATTTCGGGCGTCAACCAATTTTTGTACTTCTTCTGGAGATAAACTAGCATACTGTTCTTGTTCATCTGCTGAAGCTCCGAGACTCAGCCGTTGTTGTGCCAGTTGTCGAACTTCTATTTCTTTTAATAGTTCATTGTACATTGCTTTACCACCAGCAGTGGGTATAGCATCTACACCTCCTGCTTGCTGTATGCGGTTAAGTGCTCCACCTATACTTGATACTCTACCCTCATTGGGAACGTCACCATATTGTCCTGTATCTCCTTTAAGACCAGTTAAAGCACGAATACGAGCAGCATTATTTTCATTAAAGTCTTCAGCTAGTAAAGACCTTTGTACTGCGTTAGTAGCTTGCATTGACGCCTCTAACCTGTTACTACTTTGCCGCATTTCATTAAGGGGTCTTAACAAACTTATAGCCAGTGGAATAAGCACGGGTGCCATAGCTGTCAATGCAGTACCCACACCAGCACCGCCAGCCTGAAAGGCGGTTCTGGCAGCAGTATACTGTGCTGTTTGAGCCAAAGAAGCGGCGGTAACAGGAGAACCTCCTGCTGCTGCGCTAAGTGCAGCACCAGATGCTCCTAACGCCTGACCTCCATACACAAGTGGTATGCCACTTCCGACGCCTAAAGACCCTGCAATTCCCGGCACTAATGGTGCCGCTCCAATTGATGTTTGAGCCGCACTCAAAGCCGGAATTCCGGTTGAAGCAGGTTGTTGTGATGCCCAGTTTCTCAAGGCGCTCTGTGTAAGTTCTCCTGTAAGTGGATTGGGAGTCAAACTTGCTAGTGCACCCTGACCCGACGAAGCGCCGGGGACGGGGGCGGAGTCCGGTGTGATAAGTTGCGACTGCTCGCCCGGCACCTCTGGCACTTGTAGCGGCGTCGGCTCGGTTGGCACTTGTGTCACCGGCTCGGTTGGCACCGCTCGCACTTGTGGCACCGGCTCTATCGAATCCAGCGAATCCAGCGGCACTCGTGTCACTTGCCGCACAGGTTGCACCGACTGCTGGATTATATTCTCGCTCGGTCGCAGTATCTCAGTTCCCTCTAATGCGAAGTTAGGTGCGCCACGTGGGGAAGAATAAGGTAATGCCAGTGCCTCTGTAGTTGCTTGTGGTAAAGTAACGGTACTACTAGGATTAATAATGTTCTGAATACCTGTAACAATCC